TCATCGAGCACAGGGTCTTGATGGGCGATACCGCCCGGGATGGGGTGTGGAAGGCGCTGGCCGCAATGCTGGCCGAGAACTGGACGCACGCTTGCGGAGCGCAGATGCCACTGGCGCGCTTCGCGCTGGACACCGGATTTGCCACACAGGAGGCCTATGCCTTCGTGCGTGCCTGCAACGATCCGCGCGTGATGGCGGTCAAGGGCGTACCGCGCGGTGCCGCACTGATCGGCACGCCGACGGCCATCGATGTCTCGCAGGGCGGGAAGAAGCTGCGCCGAGGCATCAAGGTGTTCACGGTGGCGGTCGGCATCGCCAAGCTGGAGTTCTACAACAACCTGCGCAAGAGCGCGGATGTGGGCGAAGACGGGTTGACTCCGGTATTTCCGGCTGGGTTCGTTCATCTGCCCAAGATCGATGCCGAGTTCATCCAGCAACTGTGCGCCGAGCAACTGATCACCCGCCGCGACCGCAACGGCTTCCCGGTACGCGAGTGGCAAAAGATGCGCGAGCGCAATGAAGCCCTCGACTGCTACGTCTATGCCCGTGCGGCCGCGTCCAGTGCGGGGCTGGATCGCTTCGACGAACGCCATTGGCGCGAGCTGGAGCGACAACTGGGGATGGCAGATCCGCCTGACCCCGTGACCACCACCACGACTGACGAGGCCACCCAACGCGGTGGCCTCGCTGTTTCTGCGCTCCGCAGCACCGGGCGACGAGTGATTAAGAGCCGCTGGCTCAGCTGACAGATGTGCCAATGAGGACACGATGACTTACACCACTACTGAGCTCGACGCGTTGAAGCGTGCGCTGGCCACTGGCGAGCGCCGTGTGAGCTTCGGCGACAAAACGATTGAGTACCGCTCAGTCGAAGAATTGCAGACCGCCATTCGAACTGTCGAGACAGAGATCGCCCGCAATTCAGGGAAAAGCCTCGTCCGTCAGTTGCGCGTCATGACCCGGAAGGCGATTTGATGAGCTGGTTCTCCAAACTTCGGCACGGCATGTTTGGCGGCCCGTCGCCGACTTACGACGGTATCGGCGGTGGTCGACGTGCGATCGCCTGGCAGGTCGGAAATCCTGGTGCCGTTGCCGCGCTGGCCTTCACCCAGAACGAGCTCCGCGCCAAAAGCCGCGATCTGGTGCGACGCAACGCGTGGGCGGCCGCCGGCGTGGAAGCCTTCGTCGCCAACGCGATCGGCACGGGCATCAAGCCGCAGTCGATGCTCGCGGACAACGCACTGCGGGAAGCCATTCACGCCCTCTGGTGGGACTGGTGCAGCGATGCCGACGCAGCCGGCTTGACCGACTTCTATGGCCTGCAAGCACTCGCCTGCCGGGCAATGCTGGAAGGTGGGGAGGCACTGGTTCGGCTGCGCTATCGCCGACCCGAAGACGGTCTGGCGGTTGGTCTCCAGCTCCAGCTGCTGGAACCCGAACACTTGCCCACGACGATGAACCTGGAGCTACCTTCCGGCAACGTGGTACGGGCCGGCATCGAATTCGATCGGCTCGGCCGCCGCGTCGCCTACCACCTGTATCGCTCGCACCCCGGTGATGGCGCCTTGGCGCCGATGTCCGGCACGGGTGGCATGGACACCGTGCGCGTGCCTGCCACCGAGATCATCCACCTGTTCCGTCCGCTTCGCCCTGGCCAGATCCGGGGCGAGCCGTGGTTGGCGCGGGCACTGGTCAAGCTCAATGAGCTGGACCAGTACGACGACGCCGAACTGGTGCGCAAAAAGACGGCGGCGATGTTCGCGGGCTTCATCACCCGCCTGGCGCCCGAGGACAACCTCATGGGCGAGGGGCTGGCGGACGCCAACGGCGTGTCCCTGGCAGGACTGGAACCCGGGACCTTGCAGCTGCTGGAGCCTGGTGAGGACGTGAAGTTCAGCCAACCGGCAGACGTCGGGGCCAGCTACGCCGAATTCCTGCGCATGCAGTTCCGGGCAGTTGCGGCGGCGATGGGCATCACTTACGAGATGCTCACCGGCGATCTGACGCAGGTGAACTACTCGTCGATCCGCGCCGGATTGCTGGAGTTTCGCCGCCGCTGCGAAGCGATCCAGCATGGCGTGATCGTCCACCAACTCTGCCGCCCGATATGGCGCGCATGGATGGAACAGGCTGCGCTCGAAGGTGCACTCGATCTCCCGGGCTTCGTCGGACGCAAACGGGAATACCTGGCCGCCAAATGGATTCCGCAGGGCTGGCAGTGGGTTGATCCGAAGAAGGAGTTCGACGCGATGCTCACCGCAATCCGTGCCGGGCTGCTTTCGCGCTCCGAAGCCATTTCCGCCTTCGGCTACGACGCCGAAGACATCGACCGCGAGATCGCGGCCGACAACCAGCGGGCCGATGAGCTGGGGCTGGTCTTCGACTCCGACCCGCGCCACGACAAAGCGCCCATCGCGACGGCCGCCCCGGCTCCGCCGCAAGAACCCCAGGACAACTGACATGCAGCTCGTACACCTGGCGTCCCGTCTCTACGGGACGCCGCTTCTCATTGCGCGTTCGAAACTGGACGTGATCCTGTCCGTTCTCGGTCCACGTATCGGATTGCCCGAGATCGAGGCCGCTGTCCCGCTTCCCACCCCGAAAGCCGGCACTTCGGTCGGGCAGCCCGGCATCGCGATCATTCCCGTGCACGGCACCCTGGTACGACGGGCGATGGGACTGGAGGCGGCGTCTGGCCTGACCTCCTATGGGGAGATCGCCGCACGCCTCGACGCCGCGCTGGCGGACCCACAGATCAGCGGCATCCTGCTCGACCTCGACTCCCCTGGTGGCGAAGCGGGTGGCGTGTTTGAGCTGGCCGAGCGGATTCGCGCCGCCAACGACATCAAGCCGGTCTGGGCGCACGCCAACGACTCGGCGTACTCGGCGGCTTACGCCATCGCGGCCGCCGCATCGCGCCTGACCCTGTCCCAAACCGCTGGAGTCGGGTCCATCGGCGTCATTGCCCTGCACGTCGATCAGTCCGTCAAGGATGCCAAGGACGGGGTTGCCTACACGGCGATCTATGCCGGTCACCACAAGAACGACTTTTCTCCCCATGCGCCCCTGTCGCCACTAGCGGCAACCACCCTGCAGTCGGAGGTCGATCGGTTGTACGGGATCTTCGTCGACCAAGTCGCGCGGATGCGCGGGTTGGACAGCGATGCCGTGCAGGCGACTGAAGCAGGCTTGATCTTCGGGGATGCGGCGGTTGCGACAGGATTGGCCGACGCCGTGATGAGTTTCGAACAGGTCCTGGTCGAGTTCACCAACGCGCTGGATGCGCAGCGCCGACTGGCAACACCCAGCACCAATACCGCGAAGCGCCGCCCACAAGCTCGCGCCTCGCCCGAGGAACTGAACGCCAGCTATCAGATTTCCAGCCATCAACCCTCTCATTTGGAGCAAACCATGACCGACCAAGAACAGCAGTCCCCGATGGACGACCCAGATCCGGAGCTCAGGCCAGACCCGGCAGATACCCCAGCGCAAGAACCCGCAGCACCGCCGGTTGCCGCATCGATCACCGGTGCGACCACCAACGGCCGTATCGAGGCACACGCCATTGCCGAGATCTGCCTGATCGCCGGTACACCGCAGCGCACGGCGGAGTTCCTTGCCTCCGGGATGAACGAGGCCCAAGTCCGCCGCGCACTGCTCGAGGCTCGCGCCGAACAGCCGGAGATTGCCTCGCGCATCACCGCCGATGCGGGAACCACCGTGCGACCGGAGAGCAGCCCGGTCGTTGCCGCCGTCAAGAAACTCGCCACGAAGGAGTAAGCCATGCCTGCCATTTCGGAAACCAACAACCTCGGTGATCTCCTCAAGTACGAGGCGCCGAATCTTTATTCACGCGACCTGGCCACGGTCGCTGCCGGCCAGAACCTGGTGCTCGGCACCATCGTCGGCCGCGACAGCACGACCGGCAAGCTGAAAGCACTCGACCCGGCTGCTACCGACGGCACCGAGAACGCAGTTGGCGTGCTCGCCGCCGATGTGGACGCGACCCTGATCGACCGCGAGGACGCGCTGCTGATCACCCGCCACGCCATCGTCGCCACTCACGCGCTGGTGTGGCCTGTCGCCATCACCCCCCCCGAGACGACCGCCGCGATCGCTCAACTCGAAGCGCGTGGCGTCCTCGTCCGAATCGCTGCCTGATCTAGGAGACACACCATGCAGAACCCCTTTACCAATCCCGCGTTCTCGATGGCAGCGCTCACGGCGGCCATCAACATTCTTCCCAACCGCTACGGCCGCATCGAGGATCTCGGCCTGATGCCGGCCAAGCCGGTGCGCCAGCGGCAGGTCATCGTCGAGGAGATGAACGGCGTGCTGAACCTGCTGCCCACACTGCCGCCAGGCGCGCCGGGTACGGTCGGTGTACGTGGCAAGCGCACCCTGCGCTCGTTCGTGATCCCGCACATCCCGCATGACGATGTCGTCCTGCCCGAGGAAGTCCAGGGCATCCGCGCCTTTGGCTCGGAGACCGAAACGGAAGCCGTCGCGGGCGTCATCGCACGCCACCTTGAGACCATGCGCAACAAGCATGCGATCACGCTGGAGCACCTGCGCATGGGTGCGCTCAAGGGCGTCATCCTGGATGCCGATGGCTCCGTTCTCTACGACCTGTTCGACGAGTTCGACATCACGCCGCAGACCATCGCCTTTGACCTCGGCAACGCCGGCACCAATGTGAAGTCGAAATGCCTCGCAACCCTGGCCGCGATCGAGGACAACCTCAAGGGCGAGTTCATGAGCGGTGTGCACTGCCTGTGCTCGCCCGAATTCTTCGCCGCCCTGACCGGCCATGCCAAGGTCGAGAAAGCGTTCGAGAACTGGCAGCAGGGTGCCATCCTGATCAACGACGTGCGCCGGGGCTTCACCTACGCCGGCATCACCTTCGAGGAGTATCGCGGGCAGGCAACCGATCCCACCGGCACCACCCGTCGCTTTATCGCGGCTGGCGAGGCCCATGCCTTCCCTCTGGGTACGGTGGATACCTTCGGCACCTACTTCGCGCCGGCTGACTTCAACGAAACTGTGAACACCATCGGGCAGACGCTCTATGCCAAGCAGGAGCCGCGCAAGTTCGATCGGGGCACCGACCTGCATACCCAGTCGAATCCGCTGCCCATGTGCCATCGGCCCGGAGTCTTGGTCAAGCTGACGGTGGCGTGATGAAGTTGATCGAACGCCTGTACCAGTCTGCCGCCAACGCGGGGCTGACGGTACGCTGCCATTGGCAGCCTGCCGATGGCTCGCCGTCGCAGACGCACGCGGTCGGCTTCACTGCGCCGGACGACACGGTGTTCGACGGGCTGGCTTCGTCCACCGATTACCAGATGTCCTATCCGGCTTCGGTCCTCAAAGGTCTGGGTCCGCGCGAGGCGGTCGAGATCGATGGCGTGATCTATCAGGTGCGTAGCACCCGGGCCGTGGGCGACGGCTCGGAGATGCGCGCACAGCTCACCCGGGTGTAGTGCCGTGTCCAGCAACTCGATCCGCGAACAGATCCTGCTCGCGGTGATGGCGGCTGTCCGCACGCCGGTGGAATCGCTCGGTGCCACGCTACACCGCTCGCCCACGGTGGCCATCAGCCGGGAGCAATGCCCGGCACTGGTGGTGTTCCCCGAGTCCGAATCGATCACCGAGCGCGCC